ATGAAAAAGAGGTAGGTCCTGATGAGTGTTGAGCACCCTGAAATTGCCGAAGTAGAATGGATTGATGATGCATTCTATGTTGAAAAGGGTTTTGTTTTGTGGAAGAGTGTTCGTAAAGACACAGGAAAAGATTTTTTATTTGCTCTCACCAAAGAAGCAGTAATTGATATGACACGATGGCATCTTAAGTGTGAGCAAGATGGAACTTTACATCTTTATACCCGTGTCGTAAATAGTGGTATTGTTGGAGGAAAACTTTAATTAAGTTCTATAGAATATAAATATTCTTATAAGAATATATTTTAGAAACAATGGGCTCTAATAATCTTAAGGACTTAATGGAGGCATATAATTCAGTATATGCATCACAACAAGTTGATGAAGGACTTGGTTCTGCTGTAAAGAAGCTTTTTGGTGGGAAGAAAAAAGAAGAAGCACCTAAACCAATGAGTAGAGGTGAGCAACTTCGCAAGAAATATAAAGTTGGCCCTGAAAGATCAGATACTTCTGCCAAGAGACAGATTCTTGACCGCACTCGTGCAAAAGCAGAGAGAGATCAGAAACAGTATGGTGGTTCAGTATATACCAAGAGAGTTGCAGATAAATCAAAAGCAGCACATGATCGTTACTTGAAAGGTGGTTATAGTAAGTATGGTGCTGATGACCGTCGTGGTAGTGGAAATAAAGCAAGAAAGAGAGCTGCTGCTCTTAATAGAGAAGAGTTTGATATCTTTGATGTAGTTCTTGAGTTCCTCCAAGTAGAAGGATTTGCCGAAACTCTGGAACAAGCAGAGTGGATGATGGCAAATGTGATTGATGAGGAAGCAATTGAGATCATTTTTGGTGAAGAATATGTAGATGAAGCACAAGTTGCCAACAGAGACCCTGATAAGTATGAAAGAGAGCAGGCAAAGAAATCTGCTCCTGTTCGTGGAGAAAGAACTCCTATGCCACCAAGAGGTGATAAGCGTAGAGAGGACTTTGAGAAGTGGTATGCTAAAAATGTCCGCTGATAAATAACCACGAAAGGTTACTCTAACCCCTCGACTTTACAGTTGAGGGGTTTTATAATGCCCATATTTTTTCTAAATACTTAAAAAGTATTGTGTGTTATGAGTAGCACTGCCAAACAAGAAGATTGTTCTATTTTATTCTTTAAAGAACATTGTGATAATAGATTTAATCTTACAGATAAACAATATGCTGAACTAGACAAGAAAGCATTTGGTAAGAGTGGAGTTTATCCTCAAGCAAATGCAGTTTGGAGAAGAAGTTATGATGAACAGGTTCTTGGTCTCCAACAGTATATGATATCGAGAAGTATTTCAACAGCAGGTTGGGTTTGGTCTAGAGATCAGGCAAATGGTATGATGAATTTTTTGAATAACATTGCACAGAAAAAATGCGGAGTTACTGGATCTCTTGATAGTTGGAATCCAATGGATGTTGTTGCTGTAAAAAAATCAGAAGAGGGAAAGATAAAAAAAAGAATAACAGAGATGTGTGATACTGGTGATAAACTATTGAATTTGAATACCTTAAATGATTTGATGGAAGAATATATTAGAGACAAGAAACTAATGCCAATATCTCTCAAACAAGTTGGTAAAAATGAGAGAGGCACTTTTGAGATGAGTTCTAAATTAAAAAGTAGAGAAGCAAAAAGAAGGTCTCTTCACGATTTTTCTGCAGATAATTTTATGTGTGATTTAGCATGGGATGCTAATCAAAATGAATGGAAATTTGCACAGGAAATTTCTTGGGATATGATTGATAAAGGTGGTGGTGGTAGAAGTGCTTTATCTGTTCATGTTCAGGGTAGAACATTTCAGGCAAAACAACCTAGAGAAAAACCACAACATAGTGGTGCAGCGATTGGGGCAACGGGTGCTATGCTTGGTAAAGCATCTGTGGGAAAGTTAGATGCTTTTGTAAAAAAATGTGGTTTGGACGTAGTTCCTGCCCCAGCAAAACATCCACACATTCCTAGTGCTGGACAAACTTGGTCTGAGTCAGATAAAAAATATTGGATTGATTTATATAATACACTCAAATCCGCAACAATTGATGGGAAGAAGATAGATTTTGGTAGGCCAGGAAAGTATGAAGAGGGAACTAATCCTATAGAAAGTGGATTTGAAGCAGCACTTAATGAAGCTTGTCTTGCAGATCAAAGAGATGCTAGAACAAAAACTGGTAGATCTGCTGGGAGTAGATTAACTGCGAAGTTGTGGGGAATGGAATGGTTACATCGTTACTATATGATGTCTAAAAAGAAAAAGTTTGATGTCTTTATGCATGTACTAGTTGATGCTATGAAGAAGGAGTCTTCAACTGCAGGACCTTTTATTAAGGTGTTCGGTAAACCAGGACTTACCGCAAGAAGATACTAAATATAATATAAGGACAAACAATATAGATGAAAAGTTTTTTCCAATTTCTAAATGAGGCAGGAACTTCTCAAGCTTCAATGCAAGCACAGAAGTTAAATCTCAAGAGTGATGGCCATGGCGGATGGTTAGATACTCGTGGCAATTTTGTGGCAACTACAGAAAAAGGAAAATTAGTTTTTAAGGATAAGAAAAAAACAACAACTCAACAACAACCTGTTGAAAAACCTGCTGCAAGACAACAACCTGCAGCAGCACAGGAAAAACCAAAGGCAGAACCAACATCACAAGAAAAAACAAAAGCACAGAAACCAGAAGGTGGTGAATCTGATTCTGGCTTAGAGGGAGATACTTTAACAGTTGCATTTGGTCGTTTCAATCCACCTACTGTTGGTCATGGAAAACTTTTAAGTGCTGCGAAAAAAGCAGCATCTGGTGGAGACCTTAAAATATATCCATCCAGAACACAGGATCCAAAGAAGAATCCACTTGATCCTGATATGAAGATTTCGTTTATGAAAAAAATGTTCCCTGAATTTGAAGAGAACATTATTAATGACGATCAAATGAAATCAATATTTAATGTTTTAATTGCCGCAGACGAAGAAGAATATACTAACATTAATATTATTGTTGGTTCAGACCGTGTAGCAGAATTTGAAAATCTTGCAACAAAGTATAATGGAGACCTTTATAACTTTGAAATGATTCGTGTAATTTCTGCAGGTGTTCGTGATGCCGATGCTGAAGGTGTGGAAGGAATGTCTGCATCCAAGATGAGAAAGGCTGTAATGGATGATGACTTTGAATCATTCCGTAAAGGAACACCAAAGGCATTAGATGATGGAGAAACACAATCTCTTTTTAATGCAGTTCGTCAGGGAATGGGTAAAAAGAAAACGAAAAAAGAAGTGACTGAACTCTGGCAAGTTGCACCAAAGTTTGACACTAATGGATTAAGAGAGCATTATGTTGGTAATAGAATTTTTAGAAAAGGAACACTTGTAGAAAATTTAAATACAGGATTGATTGGTGAAGTTATTCGTAGAGGAACAAATTATTTAATTTGTGTGACTGAAGGAAATGATATGTTCAAATCTTGGATTCATGATGTAATGGAAGTAAAAGAAAAAATATTCACTAATACTTGTGGAGTTCCCGCAGATCAAAGAGAAGTCGGAACAGATTCGTTGAGAAAATACACAATGAAAATGACTGACACTGCAAAGATAGATAATTTTAATATAAAGCAATTTATAAATAAGTATAAAGCTAAGAAGTAACGTTTTATACTCATGACTCATCTTAACGATATTTCCAAACTCTATTTGGAAAAAGTTGCGGATTCTTCATATCTTGAAACTGATATGAAAAAGCGCCAGAAGAATAACGAAAAGGCAATCGCAGATATGAAGAAAGTTAAGGATGATACTGTTCCCCGTTGGATGAAGGAAGCAGTAAAGGGTCAAGATACTGAAATGAGAAAAGCAGCAGCTGCTGATAGAAAGGCAGGAGATAAAAAACTTTCCCCATCAGTAGGAAAAGCAAATGCTGATAAAATGCAGAGAGATATTAAATTCTATGATAAACTCACCAAGAAGACTAAACCATCTGTGGTTGGAATGACTCATGAAGCACTTGATCCTGTAGGCAAGGAAGATGGTGATGTTAATAATGATGGTAAAAAGGATAAGACTGATAATTATTTGATGAAGCGTCGTAAGGCAATTGGTAAAGCAATTGCTACAAGAAAAGAAGAGATTGAGCAGATTGATGAGATTCATGGTCAGGCACACAAACCTCATGAAGTTCCTGATAAAAATTTAAAAGGAATGGTAAAGAAAGCCGTCAAGAGAGTTGATGCTGATGTTGATGGTGATGTAGATAGCAAAGATATGAAATCTTCAGAGATGGGAGAGTTTATTCCATCAGTTGATGGTAAGGGAAAAGTCAAAACAAAGGCAAGATTTGAAAGTTATTCAAATTGGAAACAAGACCTTTCCGAAGTTATTAGTGATAATGATGAAAAACCAATTAAAGAAAAGAAAGTAAATAATAAAATTAAAATCAATCCAGAATTCAAAGAATCATTTGATGAAATTGGTGGAACATTAATTGAAATGATAGAACTTGATGAATTTGAATATGTTGTTGAATCTGTGTATGAAGAACTGATTGAAGAAGGATTTACTGAAGATGAAGTTGAGTATGGTATTGAGACTGCACTTACTACTCTTGATGAAGGATATTATGATTCTGCAGTAGAAACATCCAAATCAAGATCTGGAGAACCTGCACCTAAAAAGAAAACTAAAACTTTAGGGGATAGAGTTAGAGGAGCACTTAAATCTGCTGCTAAAAAGGCTATCATAGGCACTGCTCGTGCTGCAGGAAAGGCAATGAAAACAAAGGCACAGGTTCAGGGAGCACCTGGAAGAGCAAAAGCAATGGCAAAAGATTACATGGGCCGTGTAAAAAGAGTTGCTAAAGCAGGATATGAATCTGGTAGAGGACCTGTTGAAAAGAAAACATCTTACAGAGGTAAAGGTGTAGGTCGTAAGGAAAAAATTGGTGAAGAAGCAGAAACCTCAACTGTAACACCAGACCAAAAAAAGCAGATTGAAATGAAGAAAAAGATGCTTCAGAAGAAATTGATGCTTCAGAAGCAGGCAATGCAGATGCAGAAACAGGGAAAACTTGCTCTGAATTATTCTGAATCTGCAGAAGATCGTTTGAGAGATTTTCGTCAAGAACGTGGTGGTCTTGATGGCAACAAACGTTATGATCGTCCCCCTGCAAGAAAGTCTACCAATAAGGAATTGGGAATTCGTGATTTTACCCCTGCCGAAAAAGAAAAAAGAGCAAAGGAGATTGCAGCAAATCTTAAAAAAATGAGAGGTTGATATGCCAGCAGTATCTAAATCCCAGCAAAAGTTTTTTGGAATAGTTCGTGCCATTCAAAAAGGTGAGATGACACCTACTACTCCTGAAACTGCTGAAGTTGCCGCTTCTATGAAAAAGAAGGATGTAAAGGACTTTGCATCTACAAAACATAAAGGACTTCCTGATAAGAAAGAGGTCAAGGAAGCACTTCGTTCTTCTTTGTTGACTGATAAGAAGTTTATGAAAAAGGTTGATTCTGAAAAGAATAAAAAGAAAAACTTCAGTAAGTTTGTGCAAGATGCTGAAGCAGCAAAGAAGAGAACATATGAAGTTGACAAAAAAACTCCATATAATGTTCACAAAAATACTAGATATTATTGATTGAACTGATATATAGTTTAGATTTTGGATTAAAGTATGTTAGCATTTCTACTCCCATTAGCAGCAAAGGTAATTCAAGATGCAGTTGCCAAGATTCCAGAAAATGAAGAACTTGGTGAGAAGTTGGTTGAGATCTGTCTTGTTATCTTGGGTAAAGCGGTTAAGCTGACCAAGACTGATATGGATGACCAACTTCTCGAAGTCGTCAAGAAGGCGATGGTAGCAAGGGAAGAAGAATAAAACATAAATATTATTATTCGGAGGAGACCCTTCGCTGGTCTCCTTTTTTTATAAATATTATTAGAAAAAAAATCTTATTAGGTAGGAAAGACATGGCACTCTGGGGAAATAATGATAACAGAGATTCGCAGGGAACTGTTACTCTGGACTATGCAACAGGTATTTGCACCGGAAGTAATGAAGAATCACCTGGTTCCGGAACCCTTTTTGGTGAAACCGGCAGCGTTCAAGTAGGTGATGTTATTAGATTTGGTGATCGTGAAAAAGGTGGTGGGAAAGTATATTTTGGAGAGGCTGTAGTTGTCAGTATTGCTAGCACAACTTCACTAACAATTGGATCTACTGCTAATTTAAGTGGAGTTGCTATTGCTGCAACATCGTTCTCTGCAGCAAGTTCTCCTAAGTATGTTGTTGGAGATTCTTCATTTAGTGAGGCACAAGCTCAAGGGCATGGTTACTCCAAATTACCATATGGAGTTGCTGCTGGTGGTGTTGATGATGCACAGGGAGGAGCGTATGCAACTGCTGCAGGTTGGGTTGGTGTTACCACTTATGTTGATGAGTCTGGATCACTCAGAGTTAAGAAAGAAGTTCTTGTTGCTATGTCCGGTATTACTACAGGCAATACACCTTCATATCCAAACATCGAAGATGCTGTATGATAATTGATTTATGTTATTCAATGATCTGAACGATAATAATTTTCTTTTATTTGCAATAAAAAACTATTGTAATCCTCAAGCAGTTACAAAAGAAGATTTTGATCGTGATTTGAATCATTTTAAATATATAAAAAGATTATTGAAAAAATATAAAAATGGTGGTGAACTTAAAACTCATTTAATATTAAATCATTTTATCGTAATCTATAATATTTTTGATGATGCGGCTACACCAATGCTTTTTTTCAAACTTGATGAAGAATTGTGGTCTTATGTAAAAACTTTTATTGTTTTTTTGAATCGTCTTCCAGAATATCCACATTGTTATATTCATGATATTCAAGTTGATTTGAATTGTTTAAAGGAACTTAACAAGATCTATGATGAAAAGAAAGAATCTAGATAGAATTATCAATATAATTCGGGAGCAAATGGTAGCAAATGCTCCCGGAGGTTCTGGTGGATTTAGTCAATCATCAGATGCTGCAGGACCAACTGCGGGGTATGATCCTGTTATGAAAAAAAGGCAGATTAAAATGCCTCCAGGTTCACGCAAAAAATGGTTAGATCATTTAAGAGGAAAGAAAAGTGTTTAGTCAAGGATCAAAAGTAGCGGTTCTTGAATCGAAACTTGATGTTTATGAAGATCTTTCCCGTGAAATGCTTACTAAATTAGAAGCAGCCGTAGAAAAGATATCGGAAGGAAATAATCGTATTGCTCAAATTCTGACTAGACATGATGAAAGAATTGAGCAAAGCATGAAGACTGATACTCTTATCATTAAAATGATTGATGAATTAAAAGAAGAAAGTGAGAACGATCATAAAGTTATTCATGAAAGAATTGATAGATTACAGGTAGAAATAAAAGCATTCTCAAAGTTTCGTTGGCAGGTCGGTGGTGTTCTTGCCGTAGCAGCACTCATCATAGGTGCCGGTAGTAGAATCGTCCCTATGTTCTTGACCCCACAACCACAGCAGGTTATAATAGAGAGACAGTAAAAGTCTTTGTAATGGATCTGGTTGACTCCAAGTATATTGGTCTGGTATCATCACGTCTCCAGAAGTTTAAGAAAGTAAAGAATAATCTATATAATTTTCGTTGCCCGATTTGTGGCGACTCACAAAAAAACAAAAATAAGACACGGGGATATCTCTACCAGGTCAAAAATAATACTAACTTCAAGTGTCACAACTGTGGTGCCAGTATGTCATTTAATAATTTCATTAAGACTCTCGATGGCACACTGCACAAGCAATATACTATGGAGAAGTTTAAGGAAGGCCATACTGGTAGAAATTTTGTTGTGGAAGAACCAAAACTTGAATTTAAGAAACCAGTATTCAAGAAGTCTATTGATCTTCCAAAGGCATCAACAAATCCAATTGCAAAAGAATACCTTGAAAGGAGAAAATTAAACCCAGATAAATTTTACTATGCCGATAGATTTAAGTGGTGGTCGAATACACAGAAACAAACCTTTGACACTATTGGTAGAGATGAACCAAGAATCATTATTCCTCTCTATGATGAAGAGAAGAACATGATAGGTTTTCAGGGCAGAGCACTGGATAAGTCACCTAATAAATATATCACCATTATGATTCAAGAGGAGGCACCAAAGATATATGGACTTGAAACAATCGACAAAGAATTACCTATCTACGTGGTCGAAGGACCCTTTGACAGCACTTTCGTCAGCAATAGTGTGGCTTTGTGTGGCAGTGACGGTGACCTGGGTTATCTTAAAGGAAGCAGTGTTATTTTTGTATATGATAATGAGCCCCGCAATCGAGAAATTGTCACTAGAATTGGGAAGTGTATTGAAAGAGGTGAGAGAGTCGTCATCTGGCCAAGTCATATCTTAGAGAAAGACATTAACGATATGGTTCTTGCTGGACATAGCGTTATGGACGTGTTAAAATTAAATACCTACTCTGGATTGGAAGCAAAAATCAAATTTAACAATTGGAAAAAAATATGAGTAACGGAATTAAAGTTAAAAAAAGAGATGGAAGAATAGAACCACTTGATCTGGATAAACTCCATGTTATGGTGGAAGAGGCATGTAAAGGTGTTGCAGGTGTTTCTGCAAGTCAAGTTGAGATGCAATCCGGAATTCAATTTCATGATGGCATCACCACTGACAATATTCAAGAGATTCTGATTCGTAGTGCTTCTGACTTGATTAGTTTGGAAAGACCAAACTATCAATTTGTTGCTGCCCGTCTTCTTTTGTTTGCAGTTCGTAAATCTTTATTTGGCAAGTTGAGAACTATGCCAACTTTGGAAAATCACATTTATGCTTGTGTTTCTAAAGAAGTATATGATTCTGAAATCTACACAAAGTACTCTAAAGAGGAAATTGAAAAGGTAAATAGTTTCATAGATCATGATAGAGATTTCTTGTTTACATATGCTGGTCTTCGGCAAGTTGTAGACAAATATCTTGTGCAGGATAGGAGCACTGGAAAAGTCTACGAGACTCCTCAATTCATGTATATGATGATTGCTCTTACCATATTCCAAGAGTATCCAAAGGAGACCAGGCTCGATTATGTCAAACGATACTACGACGCAATCAGCAAGCACAAAATCAACATTCCCACACCTATCATGGCAGGAGTGCGAACTCCACTTCGACAATTTGCTAGCTGTGTTCTTGTTGATGTTGATGACTCCCTCGATTCTATCTTTAGCTCTGATATGGCTATTGGCAGATACGTTGCACAAAGGGCGGGAATCGGTATCAACGCAGGCAGAATCCGTGGCATCAACGCTAAAATCCGAGGCGGAGAAGTTCAGCACACAGGCGTTGTTCCATTTCTCAAAAAGTTTGAAGCAACTGTCCGATGCTGCACTCAAAATGGCATCCGAGGTGGATCAGCGACTGTCCACTTCCCAATCTGGCACCAAGAAATAGAGGATATCATTGTACTCAAAAATAATAAAGGGACAGAAGATAATCGTGTCCGAAAACTGGACTACAGCATCCAAATTTCTAAACTCTTCTACGAAAGATTCATCAAAAACCAAGAGATTTCTCTCTTCAGTCCTCATGACGTTCCAGGTTTGTATGATGCTTTTGGCACTGATGCGTTTGATGACCTCTATGTGGGTTATGAACGAGATCTCTCTATTCCAAGAAAGACTATTGGGGCACAGGAACTAATCCTAAATCTGCTGAAGGAGAGGGCAGAAACTGGTCGTGTTTATATTATGAATATCGATCATTGCAACTCTCATTCATCTTTCAAAGATAAGATTGAGATGAGTAATCTGTGTCAAGAAATTACGTTGCCAACTTACCCTCTTCAACATATTGACGATACTGTAGGAGAAATTGCACTCTGCATTTTATCTGCAGTTAATGTTGGAAAGGTTAAGTCTGATGATGAACTTGAGAATCTTTGTGATCTTTCTGTGAGAGCATTAGATGAATTGATTGATTATCAGAAATACCCTGTAGCTGCCGCAGAAATCGCCACCAAGGCACGTAGATCTCTTGGTGTAGGGTTTATTGGGTTGGCTCACTATTTGGCAAAACTGGGTTTCAAATATGAATCTCAAGAAGCATGGGATGCAGTTCATGGACTGTCTGAATCTTTCCAATTCTATCTTTTAAAAGCATCTAATCAACTTGCTAAAGAGAAAGGTCATTGCGAATACTTTGGTCGCACCAAATATTCTGATGGAATTCTTCCGATTGATACATACAAGAAGGATGTTGATGAAATTTCTTCAATAAATTACCAGCATGATTGGGAAGGTCTTAGAGCATCTATCTTGGAATATGGTTTACGGAACTCAACACTGTCCGCACAGATGCCTTCGGAGAGCAGTTCCGTTGTGTCAAATGCCACAAATGGAATCGAACCACCTAGAGATTTCTTGTCCATTAAGAAATCAAAGAAAGGGCCTCTTAAGCAAATTGTTCCACAATATACATCTCTCAAGAATCACTATGACCTTCTTTGGGAGATGAAATCTAACCGTGGCTACATCAACGTTGTTTCGGTGATGCAAAAATTCTTTGACCAGGCAATTTCTGGTAATTGGAGTTACAATCCAGAGAATTATCCAAACAACGAAATTCCTGTGTCAACTATGGCACAAGACTTTTTGACTACATATAAGTACGGTTGGAAGACCAGTTATTATCAAAATACTTATGATATTAAGACTGATGAAGTGGAAGAAACAAAATCATCACTAGAAAGTATACTATCAGAGATAGAAAATTCAACGGAGGAAGATTGTGAGTCTTGTAAGATTTAAAACAAACAAAGAAGATAATGGTATGATAGTTGATTCGATGACAGTTTTCAATTCTGAAGAAGTTGATACTAAAAAACAACCAATGTTTTTTGGAAAACCTCTTGGAGTTCAACGATATGATTCTTACAAGTATCCAGTATTTGATAAACTTACAACACAACAATTAGGATATTTTTGGAGACCTGAAGAGGTCTCTCTTCAAAAAGATCGTGGAGATTATCATTCTTTACGACCAGAACAAAAACATATTTTTACTTCCAATCTAAAGTATCAGGTGATGCTCGACTCTATTCAGGGTCGGGGTCCTGGTATGGCATTTGCTCCATACTGCTCTCTTCCAGAATTGGAAGCCTGTATGAAGGTTTGGGAGTTTATGGAGATGATTCATAGTCGTTCTTATACTTACATCATTAAGAATGTGTATTCAGATCCATCAGAGGTCTTTGATACGATTCTGAAAGATGAACGTATTATGGAACGTGCTTATAGTGTGACATCGGGTTATAATGATTTCATTAATCATGCACATGAGTATGATAATGGAAATGATTGGAAGCACGCATTAGAGCAAGTTCCCACCGCACTAGAGGGCAGATATGAACTCAAACGCAAACTCTATCGAGCAGTTGCAAACGTTAATATTCTTGAGGGTATTCGTTTTTACGTTAGTTTTGCATGTAGTTTTGCTTTTGGCGAACTCAAACTCATGGAAGGAAGTGCAAAAATTATTAGCCTTATCGCAAGAGATGAAAATCAGCATTTAGCAATTACTCAAAATATTTTAAATAAATGGAAAACTGGAGATGATCCAGACATGAAGAAAATTGCTAAAGAGGAAGAAGAGTGGCTCTATAAGATGTTTGATAATGCTGTAAATGAAGAGAAACGCTGGGCAGAATATCTGTTCAAGGATGGTTCTATGATTGGTCTGAACGATAAACTTCTTCAAAAATATGTAGAATGGGTTGCAAACAGAAGGTTGAAAGCAATCGGTATGAGACCTGTGTATGACATTGCAGCAAGCAATAACCCACTTCCATGGACTCAACATTGGATTTCTTCTAAAGGTCTTCAGGTAGCACCTCAAGAGACTGAAGTTGAATCTTATGTTGTTGGTGGAATTAAACAAGATATAACCAAAGACACCTTTGCTGGGTTTAGTCTTTAATATAATTTTTTATACGAGGGTTTCAAAACCCTCTTTTTTATTGGGCCTTGACGGGCCCTTTTTTTATGAGTAGACTAGGTTTGTCGCCGTTAAAGATAAATAATAGCTCATTGAATTCTATAAGATGAGTTATGAAAATCCATGGATATATGAAGAGAAACCTTTTGAGTCTGATGATATTATGGATTACTTTGGTTTTGTCTATTACATTACCAATAAGTCCAACGGACGATCGTACATTGGTAGAAAGTATTTCTGGTCGTTTAGAAAACCTCCTGGAAAGAAAAGAAAAGTAAAACAAGAATCAGATTGGAAAAAGTATTATGGTTCTTGTCCAGAATTAAAAGAAGATATAAAAAAGTATGGTAAAGAGACCTTCAGTAGAGAGATATTGAGTTTACATAAAACTAAAGGTCTTTGTAACTATGAAGAAACCAAACAGTTGTTCTTAAATAATGTCTTATCCGAGTCACTTGACAATGGAGAACCAGCATATTATAATTCCAACATCCTTGGCAGATATATGCGAAAGGATTATGGCTATTTTTCTAAATAACCAAGTGCCGTGAAGAATATTATATTCTTATGACGGATGTCGTCTTTTATTAATTTAATGATTAACAAAATTCTTTTTGGTCTGCTTTCAATTTCCATTCCATCAGCATGTGCTTATCCTTCAATCAATCAAATTGATTCTCTTCCCAAGATTGATGTTTCTGTAAATGAAGAAAGGGCAGTACCTATTAAGGTAGTAAAGAAAACTTGGAAGTGTCCTGGATGTAATGATAACGAAAAATATGTCCTTGAACAACTTCAAGAAAAAACCCGTATTAGTGATCGTAATGCTCTTGCGACTATCATGGGAAACATTAAGTCAGAGAGCAACTTCCATCCCAACATATGCGAGGGAGGGGCTAGAGTTCCTTACAACGCTTGCCATCGTGGGGGTTATGGTCTTGTTCAGTGGACCACAGTAAATCGTTATAATAACCTTGGTAGGTTTGCTAAAAAATATGGTTATGATCCTTCTACACTTGAGGGTCAGACTGCATATATGATTAACGAAAATATATTCCAACGATATCTACCTATGTTTGAGGGCAGTGGCCAAACTGTCCGTCAGTACATGGTTCCTGCCTATTATTGGTTAGGATGGGGAATCAAAGGATATCGTGAACATTATGCATATGACTACACTAAAAAAATGGTACTAGCATGACAACATTTTTGAACAAAATCAAAATCAAAAACGCAATCAAAAACACAATCAAAACAATGAAAGAAAAATTCGAGACACAAACTTCTCTTCTTGAAAAAAAGAATATTCATTGTTCAATTGATAAAGAAGAAGTTGATTGTGATGAAATGAATGCTCCTTCATACATTGGTGTTCCTGCACCAATGTATCTTGAAGATGACCCTTGGTTTGGTTCTGCCCCTATGAAAACTGAAAAGCAGATTGATTACATGAAGCAAGAATTTGAAATGAAACGTCAGGAACGAGAAGAGCAATTCTTGGTAACTGGTGAATCAGAAGATATTCATCAGAAAATGTATGAGATTGCTACCAAGAATCAGAATACAACTCTAAATTTAAATCCTATTGGTGGTTCTGAAAACTTTCATGAAGGCCCTGGTGGTTGGAACTCCGGAACTGGTATGGGGCAATTTAAAAAATGAGTGAAAAAGATTGGCGTTATAATGACACTAAAATGTCATTGAGAACCAGTGCCTTAAATGTTCTTCTCAAAAGATTTGGGTCAGAGATATGTTCTGATGGATCACCTAGATATTCCAACCAAAGTATTTACGAATGTGTTCATGATTGGGTTTCACAGGGCAATGTAAATACAAATGGTATTGTCAAATATTATGAGGCTTATTACGCATGAAAAAATTTCTTCTTGCTATGATTCTTGTTGCTTCTCCTGCATTTGCGGGAGAATCAAAAACTCCTAAAGAATTCTATACTATGGACTCTATGGGTTGTATGCTCCTTCGAGAATGCACTAAAGATGTCCAACAAGTCTTCAGTATCAATGATATTGCTAATGCTCATCCCAATAGTGATTACGATTTTGTTGCTGATGAGTTCAACAACATGCTCGTTTCCCTTGATCAAATCGGAGTTAAGGTGTTTCTAGCAGATGAAAAGTATTTTCCTGTCGGACATCGTGGGGTTTATCATACCGTCGGTAATAACTTTTTTCTGAATAAATCCTTTATGCATCGTCCT